ATAGTTCTCCAACTTATAATCTTGGAAAAATGTTCAGGGTTGCTATGAATTGGGATTTCAAACAAGGTACTATCTACAATGTTGCTCAGATTTTTGAAAATATTCAACACGGCATCTCAGAATTGGAACAGCACCCTGAAAAGTATGTGCAGTATGAACCTGAGAACAAATGGGGGACTGTCAGCAGTGCGTTAGAAGATTTAAGATCATTGAGAGATTGTATTTTAGGACAAGATATCGATACAAAATACTTATATGTGAGGTGGTAACATGAAATGACCAAACAGATATCCGTACACACGAAGTCAGTGGGTTGAAGAAACCGCTGATTATTATACATATGAAGACGGTATTTATTTTACAAGTCATGTTTTAAAAAACAGACTCACTAGAGAAATTAAGAGCAAGGAGTAGATTGATGGAAGAAGTTATTATGGCTACATTGCCTAATAAAGAATTAAATCGTTTGATTAAAATTGAAACTGCAGTTGAGAATTTAATTGAAAACGGAATACTTGATGAAGATCTTTTCAATGAGTATTTGAGAGAAATATAGATTAAGGAGGTGGAGTGATGGAAAATTTAATATTTTGGGGAATGTTTTTAGCTTGTTTGCTGATTTCGGCTATGACATATTATATTTTAAATCTACAAAGAATGGTCAATAACGACATAAGAAGAAAATATAATGATTTACAACAGGAACTAAGTCGTGCATTTGGCTGGGAAAATTACGATTGGGGCAATAATTTTAGTGAATACGCTCGTAAAGTTGAAGAACTTGTCAAATTCAAAGATAATCTTGAACGTCTTGAAATCATCAAGAAAGCGTTAGATGTTCAAAAACTAGAAGAATTACAAAAACGTAAAGAACTAGTTGAACGTGAAATCGAAAAGCTTGAAAATTAAGGAGGTGGAGTGATGAATATTGAACGAATTTGGGGATATCCGTCTAAGAATACATTTTCAATAAAGCCAATCGCAAAACTTTTAAGTGAAGAAGTCATAGATGGCTTGTGGATTGACCCTTTTGCAAATAATGCTAAAATCGCTACGATAACAAATGACTTAAATACCGAATTTGATACAGATTATCATCTTGATGCTCTAGAGTTTCTGAAGATGTTTTCTAATAGTTCCGTTGACGGAATTCTTTATGATCCTCCATACTCGACGAGACAAATTTCAGAAGTATATAAGGGTGTAGGACGACCCGTAAATAGAGAAACAACTCAATCGACATTCTGGACCAAACAAAAGAAAGAGATTGCACGGGTTGTGAGAGTTGGCGGGAAAGTTATCTCTTTCGGCTGGAATAGTGGAGGAGTTGGCAAGAAGAACGGATTTGAAGTGATTCGGGTTCTATTGGTTCCGCACGGAGGACATCACAATGACACAATTGTCACAATTGAAGAAAAAATTAGAGAGGTCATAGAATGAAACGAAAAAGCATATCTAAAGCTACTAGACAAAAAGTTTTAGATAAATACGGCGGTCACTGTGCTTATTGTGGAAAGGTTTTGGACTTAAAAACTTTGAGAGTGGATCATTTGCATCCTCACTATCGAGGCGGAGAAGATAGTTTTGAAAATTATATGCCTGCTTGCTATCAATGCAATTTCTACAAATCTACTCTCCTGTTAGAAGAATTTAGAGAGCAGATGTCTACCTTGCACGAGAGAATCAGAAAGCCATTCATAGCAAGGCTTGGGTTAGATTATGGAATCATTAAAATTGAACCATTCGACGGAAAGTTTTATTTTGAGGAGGTTAAGTGATGAGCATGCTTGAAATATTCTTATCTAAGAACGATCTTGAACATATTGCGAACGGGCATGATTTAAAAATTAAAATAAGGGATAGTAGGGCTTCAAAAGTAGATGGAATTATTTTGAAACTCGATTTGGTAAATGATACCACGAACCCTTTGATAAATTATAAATATAAACTAATTAACACAGAACAGCAGAATTTTGCAAACAATTTTTCAGGAGGGGCCACATGAAACGATTCATCGCAATCTGGATTTTTGTCTCTGCTGGATTGAACATCTGGCAGATAGGCAGGATTGCAGAACTAGAACAAAAGCGTCCGATTGTCGTCTATAAGGCGGATAATCAAGGGGCTGAGATATTCGGTAAAGTCGTTGAAAAAGGACGACATGGCAAGCTATGCACGCTTACGATTCGTGACTACGGTATTTTCGTAGTTACGAAGGAAGTGTATGATAATGTGAAAGTTGGGAATGAGGTGAGGATTTGAAAGTTAAATTTAACGGGAAGTATAACTTCTTCTTAACCTATTTCGCACATTGTATTATCCTGGATTTACTCTGGAAGATACTTGAAATTATTATTTTAGGAGAAGTGAGAGGGAGTTTGCCAGATTCCATAATACTTGCTTTGATTTGTAACTATATTGCATGGATTTTAGATAAGGAGAACTAAAACAATGAAACCAGAAAAAATTGACAACGTAAACAAACCAAGCCACTACCAAGGCTCAAAAGGCCTTGAAAGTATTGAAGTGATTGATAACTTCATTGGCAACTTGCTAGGTAAGGCTGCATGGTGCTGGGGTAACGCTATCAAGTATCTATTGCGCTTTCAAAAGAAAAACGGCCTTGAAGACCTGAAAAAAGCACGAAAGAATCTTGATTGGCTTATCGAGGAGATGGAACATGAGAATAAAAACATCAAATGACACAATCATCCACGTCAACAAGTCTCAACGCAGTATCACGATCGAGGGCGTCGAGTTAAGCGGCGATTGTCGGGCTATGGTGTCTGACAACAAAAACGGAACAGGAAGGATCACTCTGATATTTGAAGGGAAAATTATTTAAAATACGCAAGGAGATTTGCAAGATGCAGCTAAGATTGAAAGAACTTAGAGAGGAACTAGGTATATCTGTCAAAGATATGGCTAGGGATACGGGTGTTTCACAAAACACAATTCACTTGTACGAACGGGGTGGATATCCATCAATTAAGCAAATTGAAATGATTGCTAAAACCTATGATGTGAATCCTGCTTGGTTAGTTGGATGGGTAGATGATGAAATGCTACCAGCAATCCAGGTAGTTGAAAAAGTAGTCTACAAAGAAAGTCCAACAGCAAGACTGCCAGATTATCACAATAACAATAACGACGGTAAAATTATCAAATGGGTTAAATCCAAAAGATACATGGGAGGTAAGGTTTGGTCAAAAAGAACTTAACAAAAGCACGAAGAGATTATCTCGAGTTTGAACTTGATGATAAATACTTGAAGATTGACAAACTTATCGGTCAACGAAGGCACGAGCTGGAACGATTGTACGAGGTTAAACATCTTACTGTTCCTGGTATTGATGATACTGGTGCTAGTGGAAGTGGAACATTTGTCAACAGGTCAGAGAACTTAGCGGTTGCTTACGCAAGTGATCCTATGATTTTAAGATTAGAAAATCTTCAAAATGCCATTTTTCAATTGCTTGAAAGTCTAGAACCAGATGACAAAAAAATCTTTTATCTTCGCTGGGGAGAACATACTGGATACGACTGGATTCAAGTTTGGCACATCATGGAGAACGGAGAAACTGGGTACTTGTATAGACACAGTAAGCAGATTTACAGAAGACGTGAAGTGATTCTCGATACACTTTCAAATTTGCTCTTTATGTAAAGTTGTCAAAAAAACATATAGAATTGACAAAAAGAATGTGGTAAATTAGTATCATGAAAAATAGCAGAGAGAACCTCTGCTTTTTTTGTGCATTAAAAAAGGAGGTGAGGATATGTGGTAGTTGTTGAACCAATCAGAAATAGAGATGATATTCAGCTTATGATTGAATGGCTGACATTGCATAGCGCAGTCAAAGAGTCAGATAGACAACGTAACCTCATGCTCTTTTTATCTGGTGTTAATCTAGGGTTTCGCATTGGTGATATCGTTAAACTGAAAGTAAAGCACGTTAAAGGTTGGCATGTCCAGATCGTTGATGAAAAGACAGACAAGCCAACCAAACGAAAGATGCCAAAGAAATTCAAGAATGCTATGAGGCAGTACATCAAAGATAAGAAAGATGAAGACTTCCTCTTTCCAAGCCGAAACGGAAAGCATCAGCATATAAAACCTAACACAGCTTATAAGATTATCAAAAGAGCTGCTGAAGAAGTTGGTCTGGAAAACATAGCTACTCACTCGATGAGAAAGACCTTTGGTTTATTCATGTACGAGCAAACAAAGGATGTTGCTCTGATAATGGACCTACTGAACCACTCAAGCCAGAGTATTTCACTAAGATATATCGGTAAAAATCAAGATTCACAAGACAGAGCCATGACTAAGTTTCAAGGCTTTTAATTTTTTTATTTTAATATCAATTCATTGTTTTGAGGTTATGATGATTTCATTTCACACATGCGAGATAAACGCTTGGTAAATCTGAGTTAAAACTCATGTAG